AGAGAATATTTCTCCAACTCTCTTTTAAATTCTCTACTACTGAAACTTGCAAAACCTCATTCTCCATATCATCAATCTTTACCTTCATAACTTCAAGTGTTGGAGTAGTTTTATACTCAAAAAAATAATCTCTTGCCTCTTTACATAACCATTTATTGGCATCACTATCGAAGTACTCGGGTTCAAGTATGTCTGATATAGTTTGTATGAACTTCTTATCTGATAATAAAGATGATATTATCTTTGATTGAAAGACATGACCAAATTGAGATAAAGTTGATTTATCACTCATTTAAAAACCCTTGATTTTCTTTATTATAAGTAGATAATTTTTTATTGTTCCCCATACATTTTTCGCCTTTTTTCTTGTCTCCGTTCTTCGAGTTTTTTCAATCTATATCGTTCTTTGGCTTTCTTGAGAATCTTGGCCCTATTACGCTCATAATGGTCCATTTGCCACTTCCGTTGAGCTTCAAGTTTTTCTTCTTTAGTATGATATTTTCTTTTTCTACCCATTGTTTATTTTAGCAAACCTATTGAGTTGAGTCCAAGTTTGCATTATCCAACTATCCATGTTTGGTAAGGCTCCGAACATCCTATCCTCAACAAACATTCTTTGAAATATTACTTTATTAAGTTCAGGTATCTTACCATTTACTATTCGATTAATCTTTAATTTGGCACCACCACTAATATCAACATCTGATAATTGCATTAATTTATGATTAATATCTATGGTGTCTTTATTATCAAGTATTAGATTGTAAAATCTCTCTCCTTGATGTTTTTGTGCTTCTTTAATTACATCATTATATGATATAACCTTCCCCTCAGTGCCCAAATCAGGAAAGTGTTTCAACAAGGTTTTAGCACCAATACCTTTTACCCCTTTAATATTATCGGAAGTATCACCTTCAAAAACTCTACTCAATAAGAGATTTTGTGATGTTACATTGTATTCCTCTAACACCTTTTCGGGATTGTAAAGTTTCTTCTTGGTGGGTGACCAAACTGAAATTCGGTCATTAACCAATTGTAAGAAATCTTTATCAGTAGACATAATCGTAACTTTACTATCAGGTAGTAATTGTTTTGCTGTGTATCCTATGGCATCATCTGCCTCAATACTATCAATAGACATTATACTTACAGGTAACTTCTCTAAGTACTCCACACAACGAGATAATTGCATCATCATTGAGTGTCGTTCATCTTCTATATTTTCAAAATCGTTTACACGATTAAGTCTAATTTTGGTTGTCCGTTTAGCCTTATATTCAGGATAAAGTTTACGGCGGCGGTTACTCCCACCCTTACCATCGAAAACGATGATAGTGCGAGTGGGAGCTAACATCTTTACTGCGTAACCAACTGATTTAAGAAAACCAACTATTCCACCAATGTGAATTCCATCATCATTAGTAGTTGGTATAACTGAGAATACTCTGATAAAAGTATTTAAGCCATCTATTATCAGTACTTTTTCATTGGGATTTGATGTGTTAGTTTTACCGCCATGTTTTTTTATCTCATCGAGAATAGAAAGGTATTTACCATTACTCATCACCAATCACTTCGTCTGTATATTCCACATCATCAATACCTAAATCTGCTGATTGGTATTGTAATATGGAAGCTTCACAAATCAAGTCATATAGGTGTTCTTGTAATCCATCAACTTCATCTAATTTCTTTTCAAAGTCCTTAGATTGAAATTTGATATCTTCACCTTCATAATTCAAGGTATACCAAGCACCAGCTGATTTTACCAACTTGTGGTCTTTCAAGACTTGTAACCAACTTCCCTTATCATCGATACCACTATCGAAATATAAGTTGAAATCGGCGTGTCGTAAAGGTGGGCCTAATCGATTCTTGATAATCTGACATCGAGTTTTCATACCCAATACATTTTTTGATGTATCTTTGATTTGTCCCATGTTCTTTAATCGAATACGAGTTGATGAGTGAAATGGTAATGCTTTTCCACCACTTGTAGTCCAAGGATCACCGAACATTACTCCGAGTTTCTGTCTGAGTTGATTGGTAAATACGAGAGCTATTCTCTCACGACCAATCATTTGTGTAACCTTTCTCATCGCTTTAGAAACGATAATAGCTTTACTCGTTGCCCATCCGTCTTTCTCAAAGTCGGCTTCCATCTCTACTTTGGTCGATGCCCCTGCTAAACTATCCACAAGGATTGTAACTAACCTATCTCTATCTGATTCTCTAATCTTAGTAACTATGTTCTCAATACATTGAAATATATCTTCTACGGTTTCGACATGAAGATATAACAAGTCTTGGACATTTACTCCAATAGTTTCCAACCATTCTCTACTAACAGAAGTTTCGGTATCGATATAAACAGCTATACCACCTTTTTTCTGAGTTTCGGAAAGGATGTGAGTTCCTATTAGAGATTTACCACTACTTTCTAATCCATTGATTTCCGTAATACGACCAACGGCGATTCCACCATTAGGACGATTAGAAATAGCTAAGTCTAAGATAGACGAACCTGTTGATATAAATTCCTTTACATCTGTTGGTGTGGCGTTAGAACCATCTAAGAAATAGGCTACCTTTGTATCCTTGAACTGCTTATTAAGGTTATCGGCAAGAACTTGTGCAAGTTCATCTTTTGCTGATATAGACATATATGTCTCCTTTTCTATTTATTAAACAGGTCGTCAAAAGCATCACTTACATTAGTAGTGTTTGTTACCGCACTTTCTAATTTTTTACTTGTTGATGCTGGTGCAGGATCTGGTGTTCCTTTTTCTTCTCCATCTTCACTTGGATTTAACCAATTTTGTAAAGCTTCTGCAAGTTCATCATAACTTAGTTCGTTATAAACTTCACGGATGTCTTTTTGGTCATCAAGTAAAGTACTTAGAACTGCTTTATCTTCTGTAACTGGTGTTTGATTCGGTTTAACTCGAATAGAAGTTTTTGGAAACGATGCTCCAGTTTCTTCAGCTGTTAAGAACTCAACCACTACATCACGACCATTTACGGGATCACTAATATCACCATAGTCAGGATCTGCTATAATTGAAAGAAGTTCTTGATAAACTGTTTTACCAAAACCCCAAAACTTAGCACCTTGATTTTCTTCACCACGAACTACAACAGGAGCAAAAGTTCTTAGTTTTGCTTCAAGTTTCTTTCCCATTCTCCAATCTTCACGATTACCTGAAGATTTGAGTTTTTCGGCAAATTCTTCAATCGGGTCAGGACGACCAAATGAAATTGGTGAAAGATAAGATTTTCCACCTAAATCATAATGAAAGAAAAGTTCAATGAAAGGAACTTCTGAGTTTAGTTTGTAAGGTAAAAGACGGATTTGTGTCTTTCCTGGTTGAGGTTTCCACAAGTTTGTTGTTCTTGTGGTAGAGGTCTGTAACTGGTTTAGTCGCTTTCTTACTGCTTCAATATCCATTTGTTATCTCCTTATTATTTATGTTTATTTGTTAATTGTCAATTGTACATACTTTCTGTACAACTATAAGTATTGGTTTGTTCCAAAAACAACACAATTTTTTTGCTAAAATATTCTAAAATTATAAAATTTTCTCTTTGGTGGGCCTTCAAGTTCATTCCATTGAGTTTGTAAATTTTCTGTTACTGATAAGTGGAAGCGTAATTTACTCCATACGATAATTAAAGTGAAATTTCGATTGAAAAATATTCCTGATATTACTCTGTAATTATCATCGTCAGGATATTTCTCATCATAACCATAATATTTGTTCCAATAAATGCTCATTTTTTAATTCTCACTTTTTAATAAAAAAGGTGGTAAGTTTTATGATAATAGGATAAATCATTATCAGGGTATATGTAAAAAGACCTTACCACCTCAAATAAATTGGAAAGTTAGGGAATACAAACACACCCATCTCATCTTTTAATTCTGTAAAGATACTCTCCAAATTTTCGGAAATATTGGGGATGTTGGACTAACGATTACCAACAACTTCAAGCTCAGATTTTTTTCTCCCTTGTACCTAACACCTATCAGTTACGATAGTTCTCCTCAATGATGGTT